AAGTAATGTTATATGGGTCAGATTCTGTAGCAGGAAGATCACGAAGCTTTTGACGATATTCTCTCCAAGCATCTGTAAGTGTTCTATCACTCATTGCTCGCCAATCTGTATCTTTTAAAAGTTGGTTTCTTATCTCTCTAATTTCTATCCATTTATTATTAGTTAATTCAGTTTGTTCCTCTGCTGTTGTAGACTCTACCTTTACATTGTAAGCTTTACCATTTTCAACATAAGCATCTACTTTAGATAACTTTTGTGTTGGTGTTGTAAAACTAAGATGTTCTATAAGTTCTACTACATTATTTGCAGTTAAAAAATCTGTATTAACACCAGCAGCAGAAAAACAAGTAGATGGAAATAATTTTTGTATAGTACCAGTGTTTTTTACAGTAGTACCATCAATAATTGCATAGTTCATAATTAAATTTTAAGGTAACCCAAATCGGGTTTTTTGTGCGTTGTATTGACTTGTGACATCTGCTAGCGTAAAAGATTGATCATAACCCCTTATAACTCCCCATTTTCCTTGAAAAGCAAACCACTGTGAATATACCATAAAAATCTGTAAGTATAATTGATAGAAATTATAATAATAATCAGTGTTTGAAGTTACTGAATAAAATAAATTTTTATTTCTATACATGTTTAAATTACCGCTAGTATCTCTAGTTACTATTACTTGCTCCCAGCCTGTATTACTACCACTATAAGAAAAATTAGCATATGGTGGATGACTATTAGTTAATTGCCAAGCAGCTGCATTAAAATAATCATTATCATCTCCAGTAAAACCAATTTCAGCAAAATCAGACTGCCCAAGAAAAAGACCCATTTTAGGTGTTGCTAAATTATTGTTTCTAACTGCATAAGTATGAAATTCGTAAAGTGAATGACCTGCATATCCTATAGAAGATTTTGAAGAAGATGTTGTTTTGTTTACATAAGCCCCAGTTTGACCATTTCTAGGCAATTTTGCATCATAAATAAATTCAAGAGTATAAGCAGCAAGTGATGAACTTGTAGACCACCATAAATTTAGATTACCCCCAGTTGAGGGAACACGAAAAAGATCTGCCATTGATGCTGAACTTCCACTAATACTAATACCAGGCATAGCTGTATAGTATGGTTCGGAAGTGTATGTTGCACTAGCTTCTAAATATCCTCCATTAGCTGAATTATATGAATGAGTCCATGTTTGACCTGTAGTCGTATTTGATAAATTATAACTTTTTATTGCAGCATTTCGACTATTACCACTTAGATCTAAAACCGTTGAGTTAGTTCTATTCCAACAGTTAACGTCACCAAAATCCCAATGCATTACAGCACCTGGTTTTATTTCCCCAGAATCACCACCAGCAGCAGCTCTTAGATAATGCGGTCTCATGATAGATCTCCAACGCCAGCTCCATATAATTGTGTTCCAACTTTAAACAATTCTATTGCAGTAACATCGGTAGCAGATAAAGCAGGTTGTGAACCACCAGCCCATTTAATAGCTGGTGTTGAGGAAAATGTTAAACTATTAGCTCCTGCTGTCACTAAAAGCAGCATTGACTGACCATCACTTAAATCATCAGTTGCAGTACTAGTACCCGATAATGTCCAAGTTTGGATCATTCCATTATCAGGTTCTAAAGTTGCAGAAGCTCCTGTTAATGCATAAACATTTTCATTTATTGCATCTTCAAAATTAACTGAGCCTGTAAACGTTCCTCCTGCTGATGTTAATGATGTAGCAGTACACACGCCACCAATAGTTACGCCGGTAGCTGAAGTAGTTAATTGTGCAGATCCGCCATGATTTAAGCTAACACTAGAATCTTGTGCGATAGTTACTGCGGTATTAGAGTTAGATGGGTGTTGTATTTCTTTTACTTTTACTGTTGACATTTAACTCTCCTTATATTTGTAAAGTAACCATTCACTACCCGCATCAAAAGCAGATGCATTCTGCCCTTGAAAAGTAAACCCATTTACTTTTGAATATGTACTTGTTTGGTTAGGATCATTATTAGTATTATTTCCTCGTGTTTTAGTTCCATGAAAAATTACATATCCTGTATGGCTTGAGGAAATTGCATTGTAATGAACATTATATTGACCCTTTATCCAAAATCTTGAACCTGTATAAAAATCAAACCATGCACTTACATCATAACCTGAAGTCATATTTGAATATAAATAAAATCCATTGTTACCTGATCCACCTAGACTCGATCCATTCCAATTAGCGAACCCTTGGTTACAATCACCATTAGAATGCATTGACGTAGAGTTGTCTACATGAGGAAACATTGAAAGATTATCGTAATTCTGCCAAGATAACGATTTAATTATTAGTTTGTAGACTGTGTCATATTCAAGTCCTGTTTCAGTTATAAAGGTAGTTCCTGAGACGGGGTTTATTTTTTTTACAAACTCCATTCCTCCACCAGTAGCAATGCCAGTTAAGGCTGAACCGTCAATAGCTGGTAAAGCCCCTGTTAAATTAGCTGATGGTAAAGAAGTAAGACTTGCTCCTGACCCTGAAAAAGTTGTAGCAGAACAATTACCAGTTACTTCCAGTTCTCCTGTTCCATTTGGAATAATTCTTACATTGCCGTTAACCGTATTAGTTTGGATTTCGTCAACAATTATTTTTGACATAATATTTTCTCCTTAATTAGGTTTTGTCGGCCACGTAATATTATCTGGATCAGATTGAGTGGGAACATCCCTTAATGCTTGACGGTATGTTTTCCAAGCATCAGATAATGTAAGATCGCTATTTGCTCTCCAATCACATTCTGCAAGTAAAGAATTTCTTTCAGTTCTTACTCGCTGCCATTTTAATTCTGTTTCTGAAGGTGCAGCAGCTCTTAATGCTTCTACCTCAGCAATTTCTTCAGTAGTTAAGGGGACTACTACCCCATTTACTAGTTTGTTCATTAGGACTCCTTATATTTATAAATCAAAATTCGACCACCTGTTATGTTATAGAAATCAGTAGGATGGTGGAATCTAACTCCATTAACTTTTGCATAAGACCCAGTTTGGTTAGAATCGTTGTTAGTGTTAGCTTGAAGATCTTTGATCCCCCACGTAGTCACATTTCCATACGTAGGAGTACTACGACTTATCAATTTACCCATAAGCCAAGGTCTATCACTTGTATATAAATCAAAAAAACCTCCCAAATGTACAGTTTGCCAACCTTGAAAATCAAATTGCCAATAATTTTGAGTACTTGGTGATGCACTTGATCTATTGTTTAATCCAACATATTGAGCAGAAATACAATCACTAGCATTAGCAGGCGTAGTATTGTTATCAACCATTGGTGATATAGCAAGATTACTAGCACCATCAAAAACTATATCTGGAATCATAAATCTATAAAGAGTGTCATACTCAAGACCTGTTACATCTAAATAAGTAACAGAAGTAGATGATTCTAGTTTTTGTACAAATTCAAATGAACCACCACCACCTGCATTAGTTAAAAGGTTGGCTGGTATTGCTCCTGTTAAATTGGCTGATGGTAAATTAGTAAGATTTGCTCCGGATCCTGTAAAGGTCGTAGCACTGCAATCACCATTTATAGTTGCACCAGTGCTTGTAAAACCTATTGTTGAAGTTGTGTGTTGTGTAGATTGTATAGTATCTACTTTTATTTTTGACATAATTCTAAATTGTTATACATAGGTCATAGTTGAACCGGCAACTACAGTTAAAGTAACTCCACTTACGATTGTTAATGGAGATGCAGATACATAGTTTTTACCTGTTGTAGTTGTAAAATCATTATCCATTTGATTCTCTGCTTCAACAAATAATTCTTCGTTACTGCCTCCTACTAAACCACCTCCAATACCTAGTAAGGCAGATCCATCAATTGCGGGTAAAGCTCCTGTTAAATTTGCTGCATTTAAAGAAGATCCATCAATATAACCAGCACCATTAGTAATATTACTGTTGTTTAAAGTGATATCTGCTGAACCGTCAAAAGCAACACCAGCTATATTTCTTGGTGTGGTAAGTGTTGCAGCTGATCCTGTTGTATCTTGGTTAAGAGTATTGACAGAAAATGAAGTTCCAGTAAGGGTTAAACCTGATCCAGCAGTATAAGTTGTATCTGTATCGGTAGTTTGATCGACCCAACTAAGACCACCTGTTCCATCAGTTTTTAAAACTTGGTTGGCATTCCCGTCATCATCTGGGAGGGTCAATGTATAACTAGCAGCAGAACTATGAGGAGGTGACTTTATCTTTACACCATGAGAATTATTTGAACAGTTTAGTTGTAAAGTTCCAACCTCACCAGTAGTAGTTCCGTCCCCTTTTACCTCTAAAACACCTGTACCATTTGGTTGCACAGAGATATTTCCGTTTGCTGTACTTGTAGTTATTGTATGAGTCTGTACATCTAAATTTGCTGCAAGTTGAGGTGAACTATCTTGATCTAAATCTGTATTGACATCAACAAACTCGACACCATCCGCAGTTGAATTAACTTTAACTGTTTTTCCTGCTGCTGCTGTGTAGTTAGTTGGCGAATCAGTAAGTCCAGTAAAAGTACTAGATCCTCCACCTCCACCAGTATCATCAGCAATAACAAATTTAGAACTAGATGCTTGATATTTTAAAATTTTATTATCAGATACACCTGTTGTATCTACGTCTGATAAATCGTTAATACCAGTAACTAAACTAGGTTTGTTTAATATTTCAGAATCTCCAGAATTAGAGTTCCAGTCAGCATTAACATTAACTTCAGCTCCAGATGCAATGCCAGCTAATTTACTTTGTTCTGTATCTGTAAAAGCATTTGTATTTGCTTCAGCTTCATATGCTGTTTTTATTTCTGCTCCAGTTTGATCCGCAGTGGAATTTGGTTCAATATTCTGTAACTTAGTTTTTTCAGCATCTGTATATGCGTTAGTATTACTTTCTCCTTCATATAGTGCTTTTATTTCTGCACCTGTCTGGTCATCTTTAGCATTAAGCTCAATAGTGTCTAATTTAGATTTATCACTAGCAGACATACTTCCAGCATTAGATGAAGAAGCTGCTTGTAATTTTGATCCTTCTATAGCTGCTGCTGCATTAACGTCAGCATTAACTATTGCTCCATCCACAATTTTAGATGATGTTACTGAACCATCTTGTAATTCTGGAGCTTCTATTGGTTGGTCTTGTAGCTCATAAATTGCATAAAGTGCTTGCTCATTATTTGCATTTAAATCTGTAGAGCGGAGTGATGAACCTATTGAATAAACTACTTTAGGATCATGAGTTCCATCAGTTTTACCAACTGTTGTTTTTCTATAAATTCTTACTAATACTCCAGACTTAGGAGCACCAGTAGTCTCCTGCAAAGTACTATCAATACTGGTGTTATTAAATTCTATTTGTGTGGGATTAGTAGTTGTATCTACTGTGTATTTAGTTGTTGCTTGCGTCACTCCATTAAGAGCAACCTTTACGTCTTCAGTTTTTAAAATGGGAAAGGTGTAGGTAAAAATCTTTCTAGATCCATCAGCTGCACCTCCACCATTATCAGTGTATGTACTTGGCATTTTCCCTAAAATTTTTTAAAAAGGGCGGATTATTTGTTTTTACGTTCTAAAATTTTATTAATTTTTTCTTGTTTTTTATTATATGAACTTAGGCTTGTTTCCTTCCTACTTGTTCTGTCATCTATTAATTGCTGTTCTTTCTTCTCTAATAAACGAATAACTTCTGGATGATTTCTAATACTTGCCCAAGCTTTTTCTTTAGCTTTTTTAAATGCAGCATGAATCATATCGTTATGAGCATAAGCTTTTTTAGGATCTAAATGAAAATCACCATTTTTAATATCACGTTGCATCTTTTTAACAGACTCTGATATGTGCGGCCAGATCTTAGGATCTGCATATTCATTTAAAATATCTTCTAA